AGCTGGAGACCAATACTAATGCTTTCATTTGGTTTTATAATAATATATACAAAATTTATATCACAGTTATCTGTACATTTGGTAACACCTACATTAGAGCCTCAATTCTGGCAATTGCTAGAAATAGGTATTGGAGGTTATGTGATAGGTAGAAGTGGTGAAAAAATCGTGGACAAACTAGGGCCACTATTCAATAAAAATAAATAAATAAATAAATAATGGGACAATACGCAAATCAACCAGATTTTGGCACCTCTGCTGCTAGTGTAACGAAAAACGACACAATAAGCGTAGCAACTAACTTAAATAGTTCTTGCTTATACGTAGGAACTAGCGGTGATGTAAAGGTAATACTCTCTGGTGTAACAGGAGCTTCTGGCTCAGGACTTCCGACAGCTAACGAAGCTATAGTTTTCAAAAACGTCCAAAGTGGATCGGTTTTAAACGTTATCGTAGATTATGTTTTATCTACAGGCACTACCGCAACTGATATAGTAGCTTTAAAGTAAATAAAATACAGTAATTACGTAATGAGTAATTTTACAATAAACAGTGTGATTATATATAAAAATAACCAATTAAATTAAATAAAATGGGAAAATTAACAGAAGAACAATTAAAGTCAGTAAAAGAAGGTCAAGGAAAAATCAACGCTATATTAGTTGAGATTGGTTTCTTGGAAGCTAAAAAAGCTGAGTACTTAGGAGCACATTTTGAAGCTGCAAAAGCACTAGAAGAAGTTAAGTCAGAATTGAAAGAAGAGTATGGTGATATCACCGTAAACTTAGCTGATGGATCCTTTGAAAAGGTAGAAGCTGATGAAGCAAAAACTCTTCAAGTAGCTGAGTAGTGAGTTCTATTATAAGAAAGATAAGCATAGGCTCAGATTACAAGAACGATGCGATGCATTACTCTGTAGGTCAAGAAGTCTATGGCGGTCACAGGATAGCTTATATACTACTGGACGAAGAAGATAATTCTTATAATATACACATCAAAAAAAACAATGAGGTAATGCCGTGGAAGAAGTTTAATTCTAACATGGCAATATCCATTGAGTATGATCTTCAGTATTGATGAGAAGTGTATATGACTTTATTGTAGAACCAGTAGGAGAAAGATACGACAACGAGTTAAAAGTAGGTGATAAAAAATTAGTTTTAAATTCTAAAATAGAAAGTCACAAGTTTATAAACAACAAAGCTAAAGTGATATCTGTGCCAATAGCCTTCAAAACCCCTATAAAAGTAGGTGACGAGGTTATTATTCACCACAATGTATTTAGAAGGTACTACAACCAGAAAGGTAAAGAAGTAAATAGTAGTAAATACTTTAAAGATAATAAGTATTTTTGTCAATTAGATCAAATATATTTATATGGTAAAAATAACTCGTGGAAACCTTTTAACAATAGATGCTTTGTAGCGCCTATACTTAACAAGGATGAGTTAGAGCTAAAGAAAGAGAAAAACCATATTGGAATACTAAAATATGGTAATAGTTCCTTAGAAGCTCTTAAAATAAACAAAGGAGATGTTATAGGTTTTACACCTAACAGCGAATTTGAATTTGTCGTTAACGATGAATTATTATATTGTATGAAATCAAAAGATATTGTAATTAAATATGAGCACGAAAAAAACCAAGCTCAGTATAATCCAAGCTGGGCAAAGAGCAGTTGAGGAGTTAATAAAAGTAGCTAAAGAGCCTATAGTAGATTCAGGTGATGATATAACTGCTGATAGATTAAAGAATGCTGCAGCTACAAAAAAGCTAGCAATATTTGACGCTTTTGAAATACTAACGCGTATAGAAGAAGAAAAAAGTATGATAAATGATACTGATAATGCTAAAGAAAAACCTTTTAGAGGTTTTGCGGAAGGGAGATCTAAATGATGTACAAGCAAACATTAGTAAAAACGCTAAACGATTACATTAAGCCATCAGTTATAAAAAAGAATAACAGACACAAGAAGTGGAGTTATGGTTACAACGCTGATCATGATATAGTTATAATAAGTAAAGACGGTACTTTAGGTGAAGTAGTGCAAATACAAAACCTAGTTATAGGTTTACCATCCGAGCCTGAAAAAGTCTACAAGCGTTCAAATAAGAAAGCAGAGCAGAAGTGGGAAAAGTTAAACTACCCCAAAGAGCTATTAAAAATAAAAAGCGTGTTTGACTGGGAGAAATATCCTAATGCGTTTAAAGAAAAATGGTATGACTATATTGATGGAGAGTTTAAAAGACGTGAAGAAGGTTTTTGGTTCAAAAATAATGGTGTTGCTAATTATATTACTGGCACTCACTATATGTTCTTGCAGTGGTCCAAAATTGATGTTGGGGCAGCAGACTATAGGGAATCAAACAGATTATTCTTTATATTCTGGGAAGCTTGTAGATCAGATGTACGTTGTTACGGAATGTGCTATCTTAAGAACAGACGGTCAGGGTTTTCTTTCATGGCCTCAAGCGAAGCGGTTAATCAAGCTACAATATCAACAGACTCCAGATTCGGCATTTTATCAAAGTCTGGTCAGGATGCAAAGAAGATGTTTACAGATAAAGTCGTACCCATCTCAGTTAATTACCCGTTCTTCTTCAAACCAATCCAGGACGGTATGGACAGGCCGAAAACGGAGCTCGCCTACAGAGTCCCAGCCTCCAAACTCACGCGAAAAAAACTTGACGAGGGTATCGCGTCGGAAGATAGACAAGGGCTCGATACCACGATCGACTGGAAAAATACCGGGGACAACTCGTACGACGGGGAAAAATTAAAACTATTAGTCCACGATGAAAGTGGTAAATGGGAAAGACCTGATAATATACTAAACAACTGGAGAGTTACAAAAACATGTCTACGTTTAGGTAAAAGAATAGTAGGTAAGTGTATGATGGGTTCAACATCAAACGCTTTAGATAAAGGTGGTTCTAATTTTAAAAAATTATATTATGCTTCAGACGTCAGGGAGAGAAACCGCAACGGACAGACTAGCTCAGGATTATATAGTTTGTTCATACCTATGGAATGGAATTACGAAGGATTCATCGACGCTTATGGAGTACCTGTATTCGATACGCCAAGTGAAAAAGTTATCGATCCAGCGGGTGAATTAATACTAACAGGAGTAATAGAACATTGGGAAAACGAAGTAGAGGGTTTAAAAAACGATCAAGACGGTTTAAACGAATACTATAGACAGTTTCCAAGAACTGAAAAACATGCTTTTAGAGATGAAGCTAAATTATCTTTATATAATTTAACTAAAATATACGAGCAAATAGATTATAACGAAGAGGTTAGAAATAAAAGTCTAGTCACTAGAGGTAGTTTTCATTGGAGAGGAGATGTCAAAGATACTGTCGTTGAATTTAAACCAAATAATAATGGTAGATTCTACGTGTCTTGGATTCCATCAATGAACCTGCAAAATAATGTTATTGTAAAAAACGGTCTAAAATATCCAGGTAGTGAGCATATAGGTGCTTTTGGATGTGATAGCTACGATATATCAGGTACAGTTGATAAGAGAGGTTCTAACGGAGCCTTACACGGTTTAACTAAATTTAATATGGATAATGCTCCGTCCAATATGTTTTTCTTAGAATACATAGCTAGACCTCAGACAGCTGAGATATTTTTTGAAGATGTGCTTATGGCTTTGCATTTTTATGGTATGCCAATACTAGCAGAGAACAACAAGCCTAGGTTATTGTATTATTTAAAAAGGAGAGGTTATAGAAACTTTTCTATAAATAGACCCGATAAAGCATATAACAAATTATCTGTAACTGAAAAAGAAATCGGTGGTATACCAAACTCAAGCGAAGATATAAAACAAGCTCATGCGGCTTCTATTGAAACATACATAGAAGATCATGTAGGTTATACTGGTGAGGGTTATGGTCAAATGTATTTTCAAAGAACACTAGAAGACTGGGCAAGGTTTAACATAAATAATAGAACAAAGCATGATGCTACAATAAGTTCTGGACTTGCTGCTATGGCTTGTAATAAAAATAAGTATTCACCAGTATATAAAACACAGAGGAAAAAAGTGCAATTATCTTTTAACCGATATGACAACAACGGAAGTATTTCAAAAATAATAAAATAAATGATTTATACTAACACAAATAGTTCTTTCCCTAGTCAGGTAGTACCAGACGCAGAAAAGCAAACCTTAGAATATGGTTATGCTGTGGGTAGAGCCATTGAGAACGAATGGTTCAAGGGAGATAGAGGTACAAATGTCGGTGGTAGATTTGCTGGTAATTGGCAATACTTTCACAAGTTAAGACTCTACGCTAGAGGAGAACAGTCTGTGCAAAAATATAAAGATGAGTTATCTATAAACGGTGACTTAAGCTACTTAAACCTAGACTGGAAACCTGTGGCTGTATTATCTAAGTTTGTTGATATTGTTGTTAACGGTATGACAGATAAAGGTTATGAGATAAAGTCATTTGCATCAGATCCGTTTGCTGTAAAAGAAAGAACACAACATGCTACTGATTTAGCTGAAGATGCTTTTTCACAACAATTAATACAAGAAGCTCAGCAAAACTTTGGTATTGACTTAAGTAGAACTAACGTACCTAAAGATCAACTACCTAAAAGTAAAGAAGAGTTAGAATTACATATGCAGTTAACTTATAAGCAAGCTATAGAAATAGCAGAAGAAGAGCTTATAAACAATGTACTAGATTATAACAAATACGAAGAAGTTAAGAAAAGAGTAGCATACGATTTAGTTGTGTTAGGTATAGGTGCTAGTAAAACTGATTTCAACCTAGCTAACGGAGTTACTGTTGACTACGTGGATCCAGTTAATTTAGTACACTCTTATACAGAAGATCCAAACTTTGAAGATATATACTACGTAGGAGAGGTTAAAAGCGTACCATTAGAAGAGGTAAAAAAGCAATTTCCAAACCTAACAGATGAAGATCTTATAGAGATCCAACGTTTCCCAGGTGATTCAACTAGAACTAGAAACTTTAACGGTCAAGACAGTAACAACGATAATGTTCAAGTTTTGTACTTTGAATACAAGACATATAGTAATCAAGTTTTTAAAATAAAGCAAACAGATCAAGGTTTAGAAAAAGCTTTAGAAAAAGATGATACATTTGACCCGCCTGAGAGTGATAACTTTAACAGGGTTAGTAGATCAATAGAGGTATTATACAGTGGTGCTAAGATATTAGGTTACGAAAAGATGCTTAAGTGGGAGCTAGCAGAAAATATGACTAGACCTTTCAGTGACCAGACTAGGGTTAACATGAACTATACTATATCTGCTCCTAGGATGTATAAAGGTAGAGTTGAAAGTATAGTTAGTAAAACTATTGGCTTTGCTGATATGATACAGTTGACTCACTTAAAGATACAACAAGTGTTAGCACGTATGGTACCAGATGGTGTTTTTGTAGATGTCGACGGATTAGCTGAGGTTGACCTTGGTAACGGAACAAATTATAATCCACAGGAAGCTCTTAATATGTATTTCCAGACTGGTAGTATTGTTGGTAGATCACTTACTCAAGACGGTGATCCTAATAGGGCTAAAGTACCGATACAAGAATTACAAACATCGTCAGGTATGAGTAAAATACAGGCGCTTATACAAACTTATCAATACTACTTACAGATGATAAGAGATGTTACAGGGCTTAATGAAGCTAGAGACGGTAGTCAACCAGCAAAAGATTCTTTAGTTGGTTTACAGAAACTAGCTGCAGCTGCTTCAAATACAGCGACTAAGCATATACTTCAGTCATTAATGTATATTACCGTTAGAGTATGTGAAAATATAAGTCTAAGAGCGGCGGATATGTTGAACTTCCCTTTAACTAAAAATGCTTTAATGAATTCTATAAGTAGCTTTAATGTAAATACGTTAGAGCAAGTGGAGAAATTAAACATGCATGAGTTTGGTATATTCTTAGATCTAGAGCCTGATGAAGAAGAAAAGCAAATATTAGAGAGAAATATACAAATAGCATTGCAGTCTGGAGGTATTGATCTTGAAGACGTTATAGATTTAAGGCAGATATCTAATATTAAGTTAGCTAATCAAATGCTTAAAATAAAACGTAAGCAAAAAATGGAAGCTGACAAGCAAGCGCAGATGCAAAACATACAGGCACAAGCGCAGGCAAATGCTGAGTCTGCTGAAAAAGCTGCAATGTCTGAAGTACAAAAGCAACAAGCGTTAGCTCAAACAACTCTTCAAATAGAGCAAGGTAAGTCTCAGTTTGAAATGCAACGCATGCAAGCCGAGGCTCAGATCAAGAAAGAGCTTATGGCAGAAGAGTTTAATTACAATATTCAGTTAGCTAAAGCAAGGGCTGATGCTGAAAAAGGAAAAGAAAAAGATATAGAAGATCGTAAAGACGAAAGAACTAGAATACAAGCTACACAACAATCAGAGCTTATAGCGCAACGTCAGAACGATGAATTACCCAAGAATTTTGAGTCGTCAGGTTTTGACTCACTAGGCGGATTTGGATTAGAACAATTCGACCCTAGATAAAAAAACTTTATTAATTTTATATTATTATATTATGTCAGAACAAACAGTAAAACAAGAAGGTGAATTTAAATTAAAAAAAAGAAAAACACCTAAAAAATTATCTACACCAGAAAACAATGTCACTAAGGTTAGTATGAAAGAACCTTTAATAGAGACAGAGCCAGAGGTTACAAAAGTAGTAATAAAACAAGAAGATAATGCCATTCACACACAAGAGACAAATGATAGCAATGTTATTGTCCAAGAACAAGAAAACAGTAGCAACAGCGAAGGAGTGGTTGAAGAAGTACGGACCACCGAAGAAGAATTAGATTCACCTATACAATTAGTTGATAGTACAGAGGAGCAGGTTAGTCAAACAGTAGCAGAATACAAGGAAGCTGTTAGAGATGAAAAGGTATTAGGTAAACCTTTACCAGAAAACATCGAAAAACTAGTTACTTTTATGGAAGAGACTGGTGGAGATATAAACGATTACGTTAGATTAAACGCTGATTATTCAACTGTAGATAATAACACATTAATAAGAGAATATTATAAACAAACTAAACCTTATTTAGAAGGTGAAGATATTGATCTAATGCTTGAAGATTTTTCATACGATGAAGATATCGATGAGCAAAGAGATATACGCAAGAAAAAACTTGCATTTAAAGAAGAAGTTGCAAAAGCTAGAAACTTTTTAGAGGAAACTAAGAGTAAATACTACGATGAGATCAAGTTGAGACCAGGCGTAACTCAAGACCAACAAAAAGCCACTGACTTTTTTAACCGATATAATGAAGAGCAAAAAGCTGGTAAAGCAAAACACTCGGAATTTTTAAAACGTACTAATGAATTATTAACTGACGACTTCAAAGGTTTTGATTTTAATGTTGGTGAAAGTAAATTCAGGTACAGCGTAAAAAATCCACAAAAGGTAGCAGAAGCACAATCTGACATCTCTAACTTCATTGGGACGTTCCTAAATGACAAAGGAGAGGTTAAAGATACTAAAGGTTACCACAAAGCTTTATATGCTGCTAGAAACGCTGATACTATAGCACAACATTTTTATGAGCAAGGCAAGGCCGACGCTGTTAGAGATGTTATGGTTAAATCAAAAAACATTTCAACTGAACCTAGAAAAACTAGTGGTGGTGACGTGTTTATTAATGGTTTAAAAGTTAGAGCTATTTCCGGTGCTGATTCTTCAAAATTAAAAGTAAAAACTAGAAAATTTAACTAACAAAATTAAACAAAAATGAGTTTAAGTCCAACATTTGGTTCATTGAAACCATCTCAAAAACAAGAAATTTTAGATAGCAATTATCTAAAGTTTAATGACGGAGGTGCAGGTAATACTGACACTTTCGCACAACAATACTTACCAGAGATCTACGAACAAGAAGTAGAGCGTTACGGAAACAGAACTTTATCTGGATTCTTAAGAATGGTAGGTGCTGAAATGCCAATGACTTCTGATCAAGTAATTTGGTCTGAGCAAAA